GCTTAAACATCGCCTTACTGGTTTTGTATAGCGAAGAGTTCTTATCGTTTGATATGTTGTATTTATTAAACCTAAAGTAACCAAAGGGATAGAACTCCCCTGCTACTGAAGGTGGGACATTGAAGATGGCATCCAACTGTGGATATCCACCCGTGCCAAGTTGATACATCCAATAATACCTACGCCCACTGATCTCGTACATGGCGTGAAAGTAATCCGCTGAGGAACTGAACCCCACAATAGGCATTGTGAGTTCTAACTCTTCTGTGACCAGTTCCTCGTCATAAAGCCCTGTGTACACATTGATCTCTGGGTCAGAGAGGATGGTGACATACTTCACCAACACCTGTTCAAAGGTAACTGTGGTGTCTCGCTTAACAGGCGTGTGATCAACCAATGCCCCAATCTCTGGCAAGTAAGGGACTTGGCTATTGCTCGGAATGAACCCTGCCTTGGGTGAAATTCCCCATTGCTCGATTGCCTTTGGATTCAGAATATCAAAAGTTGCTGCAGGAATAATGACCTGCATATCGGTGAGATAACACTTCTTACCTGTTCGAGCTGAGAGGGTCGTGAGCTCGTTCTTAGAGGAGTCATAGCCATAATCACGCACCAAAGCGATCCACGCCATGTGCAGCGTATTCATGGGCCCTAAATGGGTGTAATCGGGTTGAGTATCGGTGCCTGTCTGTGCATCCAAGATCGCCTTGACTTCAGGCACCCCTTGGGAGGCTAGATAGAATTCCCCTGAGGGCATTCCAAAGGCATACTCTTTCTCAGCGTACTCATACATTCGCTTAGCACGAATGCCCAAGGAATTGGTTAATTCATCTTGGATATAGTCGGTGACATTGCCACCTTGAAAGAGAGACTTAATCGCACCATTCTTGCCTGAGTCAGGAAGGATCTTGTCCTCGATAACTCGAGACATGGTGGTTCCAACAGTGGTGTATTCCCGCCCCTGAAAGAACCCCATACATCCCCCTATTTAAAGAGGCTATGCCCCAACACCTGCAAGCATCTTGGAGACTGCCCGACCAATGGTGGCATCATTTAATTGATTGGTTCCATCCGCCAAGGTGCCTGTGTCCGTGGTACGACGAATCGACCAGGTATCAATCAGGAGCTTGGTTGCGGCCTGCTCAGAGTTCCGTGCAAAGCCTGCTGTCTGGGCTTTGTACAGAGCTTTCTGACAACCCACAACGCTGCTATCGTCTACCGACTGTGCGGTGGTTTGTGCGGCTTCCGTGATCTTCTTCTGGGTTAGCAACAAGGTCTCTGCTGCAACCCGAGCCACAGTACCCATATTCATATCAAACTGTGAAGCCAAGACACAACCCTGTTTAATCAAGTTGTCATGTTCGATCAACGCATTCGCTGTCTGTTGGTTTAACAACAAAGTTTGTTGTGTAACCTGAGCACCTTGAATTAACAAGTTATCGTTCTGTCGGGTCACCCCAATAGTTTGTGCATTGATCTGTGCAATTTGAGCTGTTACTTCTGTACGTTGAAGAGCTGCCGTTAGCATGGCATCTTGGATCTGAAGTTTCTGCTGAACAACCAACTCACGTTGAGCCGTAGACAATGCGATCTGCTCGGCTAAAAGATCTGCTTCTAACCCAGCCTTATGTTGAGCCAAGGCAAAGCTGGCTGAAACTTGAAGCACCTGTGTGAGGGCTCCAAGGTAGACGGTTGCATACTCTGGGCCTTTGATACGATTCTTACTAAACTCTGCCTCGAGGTGTGCTTTGTTTGCACGCATCAATACATCAAACACCCCTGACCCTTCAAGGGTGGCATCAGTCAGAGCAGAAGTAAGAATTGCACTCATTGGATTGTTTCCTTAGTCGATTGCGTTAGCAAGAGCCTGACGTTGAGCCAAGTCCTTTAACTCTTCAATAGTCAAAGCTGGAAGAATCTCGATAGCAAACTCACGGATCAACTTACCCTTGCGTGTGGTGTTGCCTTTGCTGTCCCGTGAGGACACAAAGATCTGACACTTACGTTCTGCCAATTGATCGTAGATGATCCGAGGAACGTGCCAACCATCTTCCGCAGCAAAGGGGACGTACTTGGCAAAGGTTCCCACCAAGGAATTCCCTGTGGTGATGATCTCTCCTGCCCAGTCTTTCTTGTTTGGGTTCATACATGACAAACGAATACGCACAAGCTCTGAGGCTTCCTTGCGCTTGCGTCCTCGAAACTCATCAGCTGACTCAATATGAGGTAAGCCTTCAGAGGTGGGTACCGCCACGGCTACAGCCTTGGGAGGGATATCCGATAAAGCTTCTTGTACTTTGGTTCGTAGCTTTTCCAGACCAATGGACGGATGATATGAAAGACCCATCAAATCTGCACGGTCTTTAAGAGCCGAGAGTTCGTCTTGGATGACTTCCTGATCGTCGTGTTCTGACATGGTATCTCCGAGAGATTAAAAAAGAGGGAGAGGGTTTCCCCCCTCCCGTTCAAACACCCTGCTTACAGACGGGCAACAGTCTTGATCAAGCCAATACGTTCTGGACGCAGAACCATGAAGCCGTAGTACCACTTGATACTCATAAAGCCAGTCTCACCATATGGATCCAGACGATCTGCAGTCTCGACACCAGGCTTCTTGTGTGTGACCACAAACTTCACAGTCTTACCGTCAGTTTGGAAACCGATGGTGGTGAATGATGCATCACCCACACACAACATTGGAAACACATCGAAGAAAGCACCGTCACTGTAGTTGGCAGTATTGCTACCGACTGCAGCACCCGCACCTGCCCACTTCTGCATCTCAGGAACGATCACCACACGGAACTGATCGATTGCACCAACTTCACCTGTAGAGGTGATGCCCCCTGCTGAATACTTCTCAACAGAGACAAAGGCTGGATTGTCGTGCAGATCCTTCATGGCCTTCAAGGTAGGCAAGAGCTCTGAGCCACAGTACAGAATACGTGCGGCTGGCAAGGTCTTGGTGTCCACCATGCGTGTACCTGTGATTAAGGTAGTTTGCTTAGGCGTACGGTTGTTGTCCAAAGTGATCGAGAGGTGCAGCAAGTCACTGTAAGTCACAAGCGATGTCGCATCGATAGTGGCGTTCGTGGTTGCTGAACCAGCGTACTTAATGACACCAGCACTGTTGATCAAATCGATCTGCAGTGAATCCTCTGTCATTTCAGCAGCACCGTAAAGCATCTCACGGTTGATGTGCTGAGCAAGTTCGGCATCAGTGTCAAAGTCCATCGACTCTTGGGTGTACTCATCGAAGAAACCAAACTTCTCGATTGAGCCTTCGAGTTCGATACGCTTGAAACCAACCCTGTTAACTCGTCCACCAGTTTCCGAGAGCACAGGCAACTTGCCTGAGATCGTACCGATGTCTTTGGATGAGCCATACAAGTAGCCAGAACCTTGAGCACTCTGTGTGCCGGGGATCGCAGCCACAACAGCTGCAGCTAATGCGCTTGTGGTGTAACCCAGAGCGACTTTGGTGAATGTCACTGTCCAAGGTGTAACTGAACCAGACTTGGTTGCTACACCTGCGGTCACTGCATTCACAGCAGCAGCGGCTGCAGTAGCGTTAGCTTCCACAGCAAAGGTCTGAACCAAGCGACTCAAAGTGACTTCAAACTTTGACATATCGATGACTACACCCGCAGCATCCAAACCTTGATCGTTGATGTTGCGATCATCAAGCATTGGAAGGTAGTGGTACCGTTTGATCTTTTTGCCCATATTCTTAGGCATCGAGGTCACATCAGCCAATTGACTGAAGAACTGAAGTTTCTTGAGTTCAACCAGAGCTTGTTTCTGATAGAACTGGGTAAGGAGCTGTGAACCAACAGTAGAGGCTGTGCCGCCTGCTGGGTCGTTATATTGTTGTGCTGACATGGTAAACACCTTTTAAATTAGAGGAACTTGTCAATACCCTGTTTGCTGAACTCTTCATCTGACATCGCAAGGGGGTTAAATTCCTTGGCTTCAGACTTAGCAGCAGCAGGTTTAGTGGAGCTTGCAGCCCGCTTTTTGTCCCGCAATTCAACGCTATCGACCTTTGGTTTTGGTGGTGTCACAATCGTCCCCTTTGGTGTTTGTTTCCCTTGGGATAATCCCAAGTGGTCAAACCCACCTCTGGCTTGAATCGCATCGCCAACTTTCCGATAAGCTTCAATATCCGTTAAACCATCCAAGCGTCCAAACGTGCGATCTTGATCTACCTGTGTTGAGATGATGTCGTAGACGCCACTTGTGATGTGTCCGTTAATCACCTTCAACAGTTGTGGCGCATCTGCGATCACCTGTCTGCTTGCACCGTCCCACTTATTGCCAACGACCTCGAGTGTTCGGGTATACG